TCCTTAGGGTTTTTAGGGTTTTAGGGGTTTTAGGGTTTTAGGGTTTCATTAGGGTTTTTAGGGTTTTTAGGGTTTTAGGGTTTTTAGGGTTTTTAGGGTTTCAAATATAAAAAATTAAACTAAAGTTATTCCCCCATGGGGTTGTTTGTTGGTTGGGAAAACAAAAAAGAAAATAAAAAAATATATTTAAAAAAAAGGGGTGTCTACAAAAGCTCTTAAACAATTATCCATTAACCAAGTGAAAATTGGATCTTTTACTATTTCATCATAATTATCTTGATTCATACAGTAGATAGTAGGTAATCCAAATATAACCTGTCGCTTTCTTCTATACTTATCTGATAAGTTGAAGTTTGACTGTCCTCCCAACAGCTGTTTTTTGGCTGGCAACCATTTCCAATCGATGTCATCGATAATGAGATATCTGGCGGACTCGTCCCATTCGTCCAGGTTAAATAATCCGGACATAAACATGTGGTGGCCCAAGGATCTAGCCCACGTAGTTTTTCCAATTCTGGTTTGTCCCACAAGAAGAAGGGATTTTGGACGATCCTATTTAAAGTGTTCTAATTAATTAATAAAAAATTATTAACTTACTCTTCTTTCTTGAATTGGTCCAATTGGTACATATTGGTCTCTCCAGTCTTTACAAATATCTGGTACATTGTTGAATTTAGTGAAAACAGGTTCAAAAGGTTTCTTTTCATCTTTCCAAGTAGCTTCAGCGTATACTTTGAGTCTTTCGTAGTTTAAAGCGAAATCACGTGGGTAATATCTCTCGACTCTGTTGAGATATTCGCCGACTGTAGTAGCTTCAGCTCTGAGTTGGCCCCAACTTTTTTTATCAAGAAGTTCTTGTAATCCATTACTAACCAAAAAATCTCCATCTTTCTGGATGTACGTAATAACATTTTTGACTGAACGTGGTTTAGTGATGTTGGGATGATAAGTGTGACCGTCATGTAGTAGGTCGAAATAACGAGAATCACGGGTGTCGAGTTTACTGGTAAACTGAAGAAAGCAGTGGAGATGTCTTCCTCCATCCTGGTGGAGTTCCTCCGCAATAACATATTCCTGGATAGGTCGTTTCTCTGAAAGTAGAAGGAGTGCTTGGGCTTTGTCAATGGGACATTGAGCATAAGTGAGAAACGCATTTTTAGCTGAAAATCTGAAATCCACCATTTGCGAGAAATAATATTACCTCGCAAATTGGTGGTTTGGCGGCAGTATTTATGTATAAATAGAGACACAGCCTCCCCCCCTTTTTCCCCACAAAAAATTTTTTTTTCAAATTCAGCTGACTACGGACCCGAGTCAAGAATTTATAAGAATTTACAAGAATTTATAAAAATTTACCTCAATGGTTCAAGGAATGAAACGTAAACGTGCTAGCACTGGCTTAAAATCATCTAAAAGAACTCGTCTTACGGGTATGAGCAAAAGTTATGGGTGGGGAGCCCCATTAACTGTAGCGATTAAAAACCCCAAGACAGAATTAAAATATGATGCTGGAAATTATGGAAATAATGTACCATCAGCTGGATTAGTAACTTCTCTTTTGACAGTAGCTCAGGGATCTGGTCCTACTGAACGTGTTGGTCGGAGAATTAATCTACACTCTATGGAATTATCTTTGAAATTCAGACAATTCTCTGACGCTGACTTTTGCTATAGTCGGCTTTGGATTATCTATGATAGACAACCAAATGGAGTTTTACCTAGTTTTACAACTATATTTAATCAAGCTGTTCCTGAAACAATACTTAATACAAATTTTGGGCATCGGTTCAAAATTTTATTTAGTAAAGGTTTCGCCTCCAGTAGGGAAGTAACTACTGGAGATGTTAAGAATAATAACATTCAATATGTCAACCCAACGAAAATTGATTTAAAAGGATTGAGTACTTCTTATACAGGATCTACATCTAATATTGGAGATATTGAAAGAGGAGCAATATACGCTTGTATTGTTTCGACTGATAATAATGTATCATCTATTGTTGGTGAGGAGAGATTTTTCTACTATGACATATGATTAGCGGTTTTAGGGTTTTAGGGTTTCCTTAGGGTTTTTAGGGTTTTAGGGGTTTTAGGGTTTTAGGGTTTCATTAGGGTTTTTAGGGTTTTTAGGGTTTTAGGGTTTTTAGGGTTTTTAGGGTTTCAAATATAAAAAATTAAACT